ACTGTAGGATATGGATAATACACTTTACCGTTATTCTTTTCAAAATAACGTTTCGCGTATCGATGGATGCGTTCACCAAGATACATAGTAGTCTCCTTATTAAACTTGCGGAAGGACGTATACATTAACGTCATTTATAGTGAATAGCAACAAACCACGTTTACTAACAAGAATCGTTGCTTGTGGATCGTGTTTCATCATCGTTAGCAATAATTTGGCTTCATAACGATGAACAAAGTTTGCTGGCTCATCTTCATTAACAACGTTTTCAGCACGTTCTGCAAACTTATGTGAGAATACATCACCATTTCCATCAACAAGTTCCATCATAACACCACTATCATTACTGACGAGTGTTATTGAATCAGACTTCATCGCTGCCATACCCTTCGCTAATAATTGTACAGCATCAGCAGTAAGAGTTGTTGCATAGTTGAATTGTTCCTTCAACTCACGCGGTGGTGTCTTAACAGTTTTCGGATTTGCACATCTATACTCAACTTTCGTTCCTTTACACTTCATTGTTAATAGTTGTGCTTCATTTGTCTTTGGTGATACAAGATACTCAACTTCAAACTTTTCTTGTCCTTCAACAAGTGCCAATCTTGACAAAAATAGATCAAAACGATCAATTGTTATACGATCAAATGGAAGATCCACCTTATCATCGAGTTCGAGAATCACTGCTGTTCGTTGTTCGTTCATTGCCGCCACGAGATTGCGTTCAATAACAACTCCTTCTACCCCAACAAGTTTCGCCGTAGCAACAGCATTCTTAATATATAACACAACATCTTCTAGTAGTTTCATAATCAAAATCCAAATATATCGTCAAACAAGACTATTTGTCTTGTTGGTACTTCTTTACGTATTGCCTTAAACACAAGTTTCAAATTATCATCAACAAGCCGTTCGGCCTGTTTATAACGATCGACGACTGGTTGGTACTCATCGAGAAACCATTGTGGTATCACGTCAATATCGGTTGGTAGCGCAATCGAATGGAACCGACCGTAATCCCTCTTCAAATAGAACACTTTAATTTTCATTCCTGAAATAATTGGTGGACTACTATGGTCATCATATTCATCCAAACATAGATTATAATGAATTGCAGCGGCTATATGACCTGGAATTCTTGTTTTTGGATCATCTTTAAAGTTTCGGGTATACTCCTCTACTTTGTTACACCCTTTTGGCAGACCGATATCAAACACCTCCATTACATCAATTGCCTTATCTCGAAAGTCAATCACATGTCGTTCAACATCATTCCATTGACAACCCTTTAGAATCATCTCAATTGTTGCTGAAAGAAAGTTCTGCACGGACTTTGGTGTTGTCGTCTTTTTCATCTCAAGACCCATCGTCTTGAGTTTGTCTGTTGGATTACCATCTAGATCGACAACGTGAAGAACATATCGTTTCTTTTCAACAAAGATCCCACGATCGGCAACGACTTCCCGACCGGCCTTGATAATATCATCAAAACCAGAACTACATAAAAACGCGTCCTGCATAAACGTATTGAACGATTGATTAACCTGCTTCGCAACCTCATCAGCAACCATCACTGCTTGTTGTTTATCATCTGCGTGTGTCTTAAAATAGACTGAATCTGTGTCTCCATAGATTATAGAATCTGATGGGAACTTACCATGTGTATCAGCGAGATCATCTTCTGATAGAGGAAGGTCAATGTTATAGTTTCCATCAAGTAGTTCTGCAACCTTACGAATTTGATGTCTTAGAATCATTCGTCCAGTAGCAGTCGTAGACTCACCAAATCTCAAATCGAAGAACCTAAAATAAAAGTTTGTTAGTGCACCATAACATGAGTTCAATTTAATTTTGTACACATACTGAAGACGATCATAGTATCCTGATTGTTCATGATCTCCTGCTTCATATGCCTGTGCTTTAAGTTTCTGATAGTCTTTTCTTTGTTTGTACCAAGATGCAAGAATCATTGGAACAATACCAGGTTTGTTTTGATCAAATACAGTCCCGTATCCAGATACAGCCCACTTCTTGCTCTTTAGAAACTCTCTCCATTCTTTTGCTGTTCTCTCTTCCTCAATACCATTGTCGTACTTGAGAACAAGTGTTGTGTTGCTATTATCAACCAATTCGTCCCAATCTCTAAATGTTCCATCAAATTGTCCTATTACAGTTTCGGGACTAAGGTTTAAACTACGAATCGACGATGGATACAGAGAGTTGATGTCTATGCTACCGATCCATTCATGAAGACCCATCTGTGGAACCAGAACATACGCACCTTGAATTTGTCTGTCCTCAGTAGATTGTTGATAGTCAGGAACTCGTAGACCACCAAGATCATAATGACAATAGTTAACAATCGCCATGTCAAACAATTGCAACGTCCCAAAAACGTTTCTAAACTGCGTAAGTGAAATATGACACATCATATTTGCTAGGTTGACGTATCCTAACTTTTCTTCCAAACCTTTCAGAATTTCCGTATCACGAACGTTGTATCGAACAAAATGATTAAAGTTGTTTTTGTATAATTGAGCAAGCGTACCACTAAACGATAATTTTGGCAGATGTGGAAGAACCTCTTCTGCAATCGACTCCAACTTATATGACGGGCGTTGTGTCATTTCATACTTCTTAAATAGGTCAAGATAGTCAAGATGCACTCGACCTGATAGTTCTGCAGTTGTTTGTATTCTACCAAATAGCTCAACATCCCTATATCTTGGAACCTCTGCCTGAGCAAATGACATCCTACGAAGATGGGTTCGTCCAAGTTCGGATTCAATTCGTTTACATAGGTACGGAATGTCGAAGAAGCCACTATTCCAACCACTGAGAATATCAGTGTCTTCAATTTCGGCTAAAAAGTACAATAACAAGTCAAACTCGTTACGACATATGACAACCTCTGAAAGGTCTCTTAATGAGGGATCAAACGTCTTTTCATCCCAACCTGGAGGAGGAACTACATAAACAACAGAACGGTCCTGCCATACATGATAGATAGACACAGCACAAACGGGAGCATAGGGGTTTGATGGACTCGGAAAACCAATCTTTTCGTTATAGTCGACCTCAATATCAAACAGCGTGATATTCAGTTTTGGAGTTGGTCTATTGTAATACAGTTCAGAAAGAATTTTGACTTCAGGTGGGATATCAGACTCGTACAATCGCATACGTCTTGACTGATATTCAGTTCTAGACTTGACAAAATCTTCGTATGTATCAAAATCATACCTTTTTAGAGGAGTACCAAAAATACTTCGTTCAGTACCTTCAAGATCTTCGACATAAAAGTAAAATGGAGCTTTATGGCTTACAGCACGACGTCCGGATTCATCACGTTCCCAGACAATGACACTGTTGCCTTTTCTTATTGAAGAGATGTAGCTCATTATTCTTATTGTACTCCTAATAGCGATCGTCTATTATAAGACGACCACTATTAGGGTGTCAACGGTTACTGTTGATGCGCTACTTCGACTAGATACCTTTAACGAATTTTACGTTAAATGGTCGAACGTTGTACTCGATATGATCAAGAACGCTGGTAACGTATTCAACATCCTGAGGGTTACTATACTTTTTAGCACCCACTGGACCTTGATTGTAGATTAAAACTGCTTCTGCAAGTGTTTGCACGTCTTTTTTGTATTTGACAAAGTACTCCGTTCCAATGACAATATTGAACTTATCATCAGAAATCAGTTGAGCAATAATCTCTTCGTCTGTTACTCTATAAGAGGAGCGACCAAAGAAATGTTGTGCTAATGACTGCTTGCCATCAAGTACATCACGTGCTGCAGATACTTTAATTTGCATCACTCCGTAGTATCGCTTACCTACAGGTAGATGCATCCCACCAACCTTAATTGATGTTCCAGCTGTACTTTCTTGAAGGAGAATTCCTTGAATTGCCTCAGCAGTACTACGCCCGTATTTTGATGCTATATTGTAAGCGTTTGCTAGAAGATTTGTTTGTGTTGCTGTATAGCCTTGAACACGAAGTCGTGGATTTCTTTTGAGTGCTACTTCCTTCTGTTGTTCTCGCTGCTCTCGGTCTTGCTGCACTTGCTCTTGTTGCTGTTGTTGCGTAACAGCTGTCGTTCTTGCATCCAGATAAAAGTTTGCAAGGAAAAACGCTGTGACAAGGTTGGTTAAGAGGATACCAGTAAAAAGACACCTCATAATGCCTCCTATATTTCACGAGTGTTAGTGTGGTTGCCGGCCACAATAGGCGATCGTACCTTACGATCAAAAAGTTGTTACTTAGATTTAGTAATCAGTTCGTATAGCGACTCAAGCGTCTCAAAAGACTGTCTGACGTCTTCATAATTTGCTTTGTGAAGAACTTTTGCTAGGTTCCTTGTTGTCTTCTTGTCGACACCAAATGTTGCCTCTGACGCGTCGATAATTTCCTTAATTATTTCCTGTTGTTCTTCAACTGCGGACATACAGACACTAATTTGATCAAGCATGATCCTATATTTTTCTCTATCTTCTGCACTATTAAGTTGCATTATAGTTCTCCCCTTTGTATAGACATGATAGTCTCCTTATTGTATTGATATTATATAGTAACCACAAGCGTTGGATCAACGAATCAAATCTCGGTTAACATTTTGAGCAGCAGTTCCCTTAAGTTCAGTGTCGTTAAATTTGTTTACACTATCAAACCAACCCTTTATATGTATCACATAAGGTGTCTCAAGAACTTGCTGTGCTGTTAACGATACTACTTCAAGATATGGACGAAAGCTTAATGTTGAAGCATTATACAACTCTGGTATTCCATGTAAAATAATTGCTCGTTCTGTTACTAAATCAGAGGCTCCAATTAATGTATCTCGTGACAATTGGGACTGAATACTTGTCTGTGAAAACTCTCTCTTAAGGCCAGCTAGATCCTGTTCAAACAGTTTAATCGCACATCGTAAATTGAATGTGTTATCGTCTCGAAGTTGATTCCGTATACTGTTAAGATCAGCAATATTGAATAGTTGTTTATTCTTAAAAGCACCGATACGGGATGCACGCTCTACAACACTTTTCTGTGGAAATGAAGTTGGAATGAGATCTAAATTAGTCTTCAATAACGTTTGCACGCGTTCTGCATCAACCTTGACAGCACCTGTAACAATATTGCCAATTATTCTTCTGTATTGTTCCTGTCCAGCATTTGAATCTTGAAGAACCATAGACTGAAGGATAATTGTAGGCATTCTCGATGGAAACGCTAGTTCGTAAGCAAGACGAAGAAGTTCTTTTTGAGCCTCTTGAAGGGTGGAATCCGTTGATAGATGCTTGTCTACATCATGAATATCACGTCTCTCTGTTTCCTGTGCTTTCATCAATGCTTCAGCATCTTTGTTTTCCCTTTCCTCAACGCTAGCACCAGCAATGGCGCGACTTGCAGCACCTGCATTGCTATCCGGCAAGTCAAATGATAATGGAATTTGTAGTGTTTCAAGTTTTTGTGTGAACTTACCATCCTCGCCAAATATATTTGTTACTTGCATTATGGCAAATAGACCATCATACCAAAATGGAGCAGAGAACCGTTCTGTTGCTTTTTGTATCTTTTGCGGTAGAGGCATAAACACGCGAATCTTGATAAGTGCTGGTGTTGTACCCCATGCTGTCATAACTCTTGATGTTGTATCACTATTTGACGAACTTTGATTTACAACATTACCCACAAAGTCGAGTGGTGTAGTTAATAGTCCTGAGTATAGCCTTGGATCGCCAGCGATTGTAAAGTCTGCTGCGACAGATGTAAATGAAACCGCTCGACGGAGATAGTCACTAAACTGATAATATGATGCAGCATCTTCAACATTGTATGGAGGATTATTCGGAACTTTAGGAAGCGTCTGCAAACTTGGATAGTCTGTCGTTACACGTTGTGCATAACGATCCTTATTACCAGAAACAACAAATGTATGAGATTGTGGTTTTTGTTGTGCCTCAGCTGTAACCGGATTCTGTTCGAAATAATATGCTTGGTATGTTGTAAACATATCAAGTTTCATGTCGAACTCAAGAATGTCAATATTTCGACCTGTGAAAATATAGTTGTACACTAAAAGGTTATTAACAGCACGAGCTTCTGTTTCAATTGCAGCCAATGCTCTAGTACGTGCTTGTTCAATACCACTTGGACCTTTCTTCTTTTCTTCTTCTGTGGGTTGTGGAAGAAGAAACACAGCAGTCCTCATGATATGATACTCGATAACAAATGCACCTTTCGATGATCGTGGTCGAGAAATTATCTTAAATACATATCGTTTCTTCTTCTCCTGTGCATCAGGATTAATGTCCTCTCTCGATAACAATTCATTTTGTACAGTTGGTGATAGTTGCATCACCTTTTGCATGATCGATGTAATCGATTCATTCATATTGGCACTAAGTTGTGCGTTCGTCTTATCCTTGTTGGCAGAAGGAACAACGATTGGGTAAGTCGAATACGGTTCATGAACAACAATTTTATATTCAATAGGCTGTAGATCTTTATTGGTCTTTGCAAGCTCTTGTTGTTCTGCATTAAGACGTGCAGCCATTGCAGCCATCGCTTCACCGATAGTTGTTCCTGTTGTAAATTTTAGCGAGCTACCGACGTTTGACACTTCGTTACGATTTGCAAATCCATTGACAACTGGTAAGAACTTAATATCATACCGGGAACCAACCTGAGTGATTGTCATATCAATGTCAGTAAAAAATATCGGCAGAGGTTTAACTGCTGTTATAATCTCTGTCTTATTCTGGTCTGTAACACCAATGAAATATGTTTTAAGAACAAAAATGATCCTAGATACATCTGCTCGTAATGTTTCAGCAATCTTAACAAGAAGTTCACCAAATCTTATTCCAGCAGGTTCTTCGATAACCATTGACCCTTCTGAATTAAACGCTTGTGTTGCATACATTGACGTTGCTGTTTCTTTAATTGTCCCCATGTTTGGAGGTGGACCTAACGTCATTGTAACATTCAATGACTTAATCAAGAATTCAGCATCTATTGCTGTGTTGAGAACAACAACAAACGGGAGTGTTGTATCGTTGTTGATGTATTGTGGCCGTGCACGACGATTTATATCACCAAATGCATCCGCGGTTGGAACTAGCTTATCAGGTGATATATTTTCAAATTCTGTCTCAGCGATAGAACTCTCAACGCAAGCAAGGAGAATATGTTGGTAACTATAGGAACGATAACTATGTAGAGGATTACCAGTTGTTACATCTTGATCTAGAATGAGATCATCTGTTGTTTGTGGCATATTTAACTATATGAGAACGCTGCACGTGCAGGTGAAGGAATTGTTATTATTCGACCTTCAACAAACTCTACTTCAATGTCGAGTATTGTGTTGAATTGAAGGATCAACCACTGATATTTTGCTTTTCCATACACGTCAAAAGCAAGTAAATCGGGACGCAGGTGGTACTTCTTAGGAATTGTAATTGTTATGTCATCGACACTTGGTGCAATTGGATTTAGTTCCCACCAACCAAGATAGTTACCATCAAGTTCAGTTTCGCCACCTTTGACGTACCTAGATTTGTTGTCAGCAAGTGACGATGTCGGTTGTGTTGGATTAGTATTAACTGGCATATTAGAACTCCGTTAAAATTCCCTGCTTGAAGGCAGATAAGTCAAACTTTGTTGCATACTCCAATGGCGAATGAACTTCGAGGAGACCAATTGTGTACTCGATCGTCATGGGAAATGGAACCTGAAAGAGTCCCTCTGGATCTTTAAGTTGATCAAAATTAGGACCACCTCCAGATGTTGGAATATAGTCAACATCATTAGGATATGTGAATGCAAAGTTCCTAATTACAACAGGAATACGTGAGATGTTACCATATCTAACAAGACGGTTTTGACCATTCGCGGAACTTCCTGATGTTACACCTACGCCATCTGAATATGCTGAAAAAGACAGTACATCAGGTGGTGAGCCAAGAAGATTATTTGTAGCTGTTCGACCAGTTGGGGATGTTGCTGTATTTTGGGTCGGATTATTATTTCCTCTTGCACTCGCTTTTTGTCTTTCTTGTTGTGCTGTTGTTGCACCAAAATATGGCATACACCAACCACGCAAACGGTTGTGATATTCAAGATTCTTTCGTGCTTCTTGTGGTGTTCGAGAAACCATCTTTGCTGTAATACTAAATGTTCTCGATTCTGTATTCTGATACATCCAAATACTACCTGGCATATGGACAGGATTTAACGACTGATAATTAACCGTTCGTTCTTCAGCAATTGATGGTGAAACATCAAAGATAATAAACTCGCTTGGGTTTGCAAGGGAAACCAAACGAGCCTTTAATGTTTGTGTTAGTGTTACAGGTTCTTCTCGTGCTGTTGTCATTATTACTCCTCGCCGATCTAACTATATATAATACACCCTGCCTCGTTGAAAACATACTTAACTTAATGTATAATGAAGTTAAGAAAGTCTATCCAATAACAACAATAATAAGGACTTCTATGAAAGATACACCTCCCACTATAGGTGCACCTACACCTATCCCAAAGAAAAAGAACTATCTCAACAATAAAGACCTCCTAGCCGAAGTTCGGATAAGCAAAGAACAAGGTCGGATGTCGAACAATCTTGCACTAATGTTGACAATGTTGTGCAATAGGTTCGGCAAGCGGGCGAACTTTATCAACTACAGCTACCTGGACGACATGAAGTCATATGCTATGATGATGTTGGTCAAGAGCTGGATGGGATGCAAAACTGATCTAGGATCAAATGCATTTTCGTATTACACAGAATGTATCAAGAATTCTTTCAGACAATACCTAAATGTTGAGACACGTCACAGTAAGGGAAAGAACCTCTTATTGATCGAACACGAAATGTCTCCATCCCATAGTTTTATGACAGATTATGAAAATGAACAACGTCTAAATCGTGAAGAAAAGTACAGCTCAGACGATATATCATATGTAGAACAAAAAATCGAAGAACATAACGAACAAGAACATCAAGAATGATGTTTAATCGACATATTTCCACACAAATCCACCAGCTGTTTTTGATTTACCACGACAACATTCACTAATGTTATGTAATTCAACATGGGTTTGATTTTGAGCTTCAGTAAGCGAACGATATGTTGCAATTAAACTACCATCTTTAGAAAGTTGTAAAACAGAACGATAATACTTTTTATTAAAGACAGGAATAGGATTATTTTCATATGACCACAAAAAGCCACCAGCAGATTTTCTCTTTCCTTTACAACATTGGGAGATATATGATCTGTTAGCACCAGTACATTCAGCAGCAACTATTATAGATGGATATATTGAAATTAAATTACTGTTAAGATCATATTGACAAACACTTTTACAAGTTTCACCACCAATATGACCACCGCGACTGGTGTTCAATAGAGGACCAGTATTATTGAGTTTACGTCCAATTTCTTTGATGGTTTCACGTTCTCTATCTAAAGCTTCTTTTTCGCTAGCACGTTCAAGAATTTTTTGATATTTGATTCGTAAGCCTTGAGTTTCAAGTTCGCGAATTAGTTTGTGATGAGGTCGATTATTTTTATAGTCGATTCCATTCAGAGTTAATGCATCAACACGGTGCATATACATTCTATTTCGTTTACCTTTGCCAACATAAAAGGGAACGTTTGTTTGAGGATCAATTAATAGGTAGGTATAGTATATTTTTCTTACCATAGTGAAGTCCTTTCTTACTCCTTTATATATAACAATAACAATGGGAGATATTATGAAAAAATTGGCCAAAGGGGCCTATATGACTGATATACATTTCGGCAAAAAGAACAATTCTGAACAACACAATCAAGATTGCATTAACTATATTGATTGGTTCATTAAAACGGTTAAAGAAGAAGGTGGTGTTGATTATATAGGATTTCTCGGAGATTGGCACGAGAATCGAAGTGCTATTAATGTACTAACATTAGCATACTCCTATGCCGGTGCTGAGAAACTCAACAATTTTGGCCTTCCTGTGTTCTTCGTTGTAGGTAATCATGACCTATACAACAAGACATCAAGAGACATACATTCTGTTGTTCATTTCAAACAGTTTCGTAACTTTCATGTTATAGATCAACCAGAGGTGATCACTGACATTCACGACAAGATGATGTTTTGTCCATATATGTTTCAACACGAGTATCCTGACCTAGCAAAGTACGCGGATATACCATTTTGGGCTGGTCACTTTGAATTCAAGGGATTTATTCTAACAGGATCAAATTATACTAACCCTCATGGATCTGACTGTAGAGATTTCTCTGGTCCGAAGCATATAGCATCTGGTCACTTTCATAAGAGACAAAGAGGATTCAATGTTACATATATTGGTAACTGTTTTCCAATGGACTTTGGTGACGCTGGTGATGACGAAAGAGGTTGTATGGTCTATGATCATACAACACACAATATGCACTTCTATAATTGGGAACAGTGTCCAAAATATAGAAAGGTCAACCTTTCGGATATTATAGACAATAAAGCACCATTTATAGACGGCGCCCGTATCAAGTGTATTGCTGACGTTGCAATCACATATGAAGAAATGACAACACTTAAGCAAACAATAACGGACACGTTTAATCTCCGCGAACTTGTTTTTGAAGAACCAAAAGAAACAGCTGATGCGATTGTTGACACAAACGCTGACGTCGATCATCTAGAGAACATCGATGATACATTCGTCAAACTTGTCGGTGAATTGAACGTTGACAAGATTGATACACAGTTCCTAATCGAACTATATAAAGAACTCAAAATAGAACAGTTATGATAAAATTCCTCAAGATTATGTTCCGTAACTTTATGAGCTACGGAAAAGTAATGACAGAATTTAATTTTGATCTACCGGGAACAACATTAATTATGGGTGAAAATGGTTCCGGAAAAACAACAATTCTCAACGCACTCGTGTACTGTCTTTTCAACAAACCAATCAATGATGTCAACCTTGATGAATTGATCAACAACACAAATAAGAAGGATATGTTTGTTGCCATCGAGTTCGAAAAAAACGGTGTAATGTATCGTATTGAACGTGGCCGCAAATCTCCAAAAGCTGGTTTCGTAAGATTGTTCGAAGATGGAAAAGAAAAGACAACGGCAGACATTGAAGCAAGAATCGAACAAATTATTGGAATGGATTATTCTATGTTTGTTCGAATCGTTGTCATTTCTGCAACACAATTACCATTTCTTGATCTTGAATCAAAACACCAAGTTGCATTTATTGAAACTCTATTTAATCTAACGATCCTTTCATTAAAGGCTGCGATTCTAAAGGACCTAATTAAAGACACACAAAGTGATATCCAGATCCAACAAACAAAGATCGCCCAACTTGAACAACAATACATTAGACTACAAGAACAAATCGCAGCCGCAAAGTCGCGGGTTGTCAATTGGGTTCAGAACAACGAAAGAACAATTACACAACTGCAGACGGATCTCGAAAAGATCGCACAAGTTAACTTTGAAGAGCAACAAGGATTCCACAAGAGATTAGCCGAACTTAAGCAAGAAGTTCGAGAAGTTGAAAATGAGAAACGCACATTGGAAAGAACAATCAAAGAACAAACAACAGCTGTCTCTAAATTTACAACAGAGTTAGACTCATTACAAAAATCACAATGTCCTTATTGCAAACAGCCTTTCATTAACACAAAGGACAGAATAGAAGTTTGCGCAAGGGGGATAGATGAAAATAAGGTACAAGTTACCGAAAACCAAACTTATTTGCAAGCAACGGAATCTTTATTTGCCAATCTCGTAAAGAAACAAAAAGAAATAGAACAACAAATAACAGTTACTAATCTTGACAGTCTAGTGAAGATTCGTGACCAAAGTCAGGCTACAAAACAAAAGATTGATATGTTACTTGAGGCAACAAATCCTCACTTAGAAGCACTTGGCGACCTCGAGAATACAAAACTTGATCCAATTGAATACACAGAGATCAATGGGTTTACAAAGAGGCTTGAGCACCAACAATTTCTTGTTAAGTTACTAACAAAGAAGGATAGTTTTGTTCGAAAGGCATTCCTTAATCGTAACCTACCATTCCTTAATACAAGATTGCAACACTATCTTGGAGAACTTGGTCTTCCTCACAAGGTAGAGTTTACATTCGATCTTGATGCAAAAATCTCTCAATTTGGTCACGAGCAAAGTTTTGGTAGTCTATCGAATGGACAAAGAGCTAGAGTTAATTTGTCACTAGCACTTGCGTTCCGCGATGTTCTACAGGCTCTTCATACTCCAATTAACATTTGTATGTTTGATGAGGTACTTGATGTTGGTCTAAGTACTATTGGCGTTCAGGCTGCCGCAGCTATGTTAAAAAAGAAAGCCAAAGAAGAAGCAATCTCACTTCTTATCATTTCACACAGAGACGAAATCGACACAGCATTTGATCGAACAATTACCATTAAACTAGACTCTGGTTTCTCAAAAATAGTTTGATCTAAATACAGTCGGAGAGACTGTATATGATCATTATTGGAATAGACCAATCCTACCGTTCGCCTGGTTACTGTGTATTTAAAGATGGTGAACTTATTGACTTTGGCTGTTTATTAAACGACAAACGCCTTGATGTATTCGATCAAGCATCATTAATTGCTGAAGGTGCCGTTAATCTTATTAAGTCCCATAATCCCAATTCAATCTATATCGAAGGGCTTGCGTTTGGTTCTTTTGGTAATGCAACTCGTGACCTAGCGGGACTGCAATTCCTAATGATCGCATCGATGAGAAAGCATCTCAACTTAAAACAAATTGAAATAGTAGCACCAACAGCGCTAAAGAAATTTGCAACAGGTAAAGGAAAAGCTTCAAAAGATGATATGATTAATGCTGCACCACCAGAAATAATTGCCGGGTTTAAAAAACAAGGTTATTTGAAGACCAAAGGGCTAACTGACCTAATTGACGCATATTGGTTAGGAAAATTTGCAAGAAATAAACTAACCACTGATAAATAGCCATATCAGATTCAAGGAGATCCCTAAATGTCTTTACTACAAGAATTGTTCGGAATGTCAAAAAGCGAAGCCCTCGCAAAAAGTCGCAAACGTAACGTTCGTGAAAACGATTACATGATGGGTGGTACACGTTCAATGCCTGGACCAGATACAACAGATGGTCCATACAATCCTGAAATGAACACATATGGTGACGAAGAGTCATATGGTGATTACCAGGACTTCGGTGATATGGAGAGCGGCGAGGCTGACGACATGGAAGGCGGAGAAGGTCTCGAGGGTGAAGATATTGTATCTATGGATGTTCCGCTCGTTATTCGTATGATGGAATGGGCAAAAGAAGAAGCTCCTGATGATATTGCACTTCACAAGGCTGTTGATAACATGTTGGATCTCGCAATGGAACGTGGTACTGCCGATCTAACAATGGATGATTATGAAGACATTATCGAAGGTTGTTGTGATTCAGAAACCGAAGATGGTGAACTCGATGACGAAAGCGGTGATGAGTTTGATTTTTCAACCAGTGAAGATGAGAGTGGCGAAACCAATGAAGATGAGTTCGGTGGTGAAACCGGCAAAATGCCACGTCCTGGAATGGAAGATATGGAGTCGTGTGGTTCCTCAAATCCACGGGTTTCAAGGATGCGTAGTTACTAATACAGATCTATAATACAATTGAAGAGGATCAACGGTATTCGTTGATCCTCTTTTTATTTTAGGAGATAATTTGTCATCTTAAAAATTCATTGGAGACAATGATGAAATTCTTACTTAAGCCTATTCTAGCAGTTCACAACACATTGTGGAATTGGAACGAAAATGATTGTCAAGGATCATTTCACAGTTCGTTTCGTTTAACAAATAAACTTTTTCGATGGGTGCGCAATAATCCTGATAGCCTTCTTTGCTACGGAGTCGGATGGTGGATTGGTCACGAGATGTCCAAAAGTAACGAAGACAAAAGCTCCGGACTGATGGATTTCATCAAGGTTCTGATATCAATTGTTGCAATAACATTAATACTTGACATGTTATTGCAAGTTTTTGCTGTTTTGTATGTATTCATCACAGGATTTTTACCTGGTGCTTTCATCATCAGACTGTTAAGGATAATTGGATTGTGGACAAACAGTCCTGGTGAAGTTGGCTACGGACATTGTACGATTAACTATATTGACGATATTTGGAATGAGGTACGTCGCGAACGTATCAACAGAATTATGATCTTCCAACTAGGATACTAGAACTAATCCAAAGACAGTTTTTCATCTTCTCTTGATCGTTTCGCGCGTGTAAGACGGTCAAGATCACCTTTACTTCTCAGTGCTTTAAAGGCGAGGTTTCCAACGGAAAACTCGCCTTTTTTTGTTCGATATAGGCCGCGTTCCCGCATAACCCTAATTTTTTCCTTTAATTTCTCTATCTCCTTGGGATTTGCATTTTTGGAAAGCAAAATCCGTATTTTTTTCTGCAAATTCCTTACGGTTTTCTCAATTTCATCTTCATCAATTTCTAAATCTTTGATGTGTTTGGGTTTTTTGATCCACTTATCACTCTCAATGCTATATTCAGCACTAGACTCATGTGTTGTTCCTTTTGGCTCAATAAACACCTCAACTTTAAACCCACGAATTGAAATATTGTGCTTAGTCTTCCACTCAGCTCCCTTTGCTTTGAAATAATCGTCAACATTAATACCACGACAGGAAACAGGATCAATAATTATGTGGAGATCGAAGTCGGACTTCTTTGTCCAGTTGTAGTTTGCAAGACTTCCAGGAATGTAAATGTCGATGACCTTGAGCTTTGTTGGGAACGAATTGAGAAACTCTTTCGCTATTTCAAGTGCTTTCTTTCGCACTTCTGGACGGAGTTTGTCGCCTTTCCAAATTTCTGGATTTAGCTCAGCATGATACTCAAAATTGATTTCCTTACTCTTCTTAACTTCCTCGAGTAGGTATTGTTTGAAAGTCAACATATTATTCTCCTTCTTTATTTATCTTGACATCCAATTAAAAGCCTGTGTATAATGTTTAATTAAATCTAAGAGTGAATATGGACATTTTACAACATTGGTCTCATTCAAATAGTCCTCCACGTGAAACACAACTTCGTGCACTTGAGTGGCTAGAAAAACAAACAGCAAGATACCTGATTCTTGAGATACCTGTTGGTGGTGGCAAAAGCCACCTAGGTGTGACATATGGTAACTCCATTCAGTCCGACGACTTCAGAAAGTCGTTCATTCTAACTCCCCAAAAAGTTCTACAAGAACAATACGAAAATACATTTCCCGAAGAACGTGTGTTTGCTTTCTACGGAAAGAACAACTACACGTGCTCACAACGCAATACAACTTGCGATATTGGCAGTCTAATAAAGCCCGAATGTGAATCGTGTCCGTTTGTGATGGCAAAGGGGAGGGCAAAGAACGTTCCTCACGTTGTTCTCAATTATACGATGGCTCTTTTGTGCTTCAACTACACGAATATGTTCAAAAGACGTCCACTAATGATTCTTGATGAATGTCATAATACAGAACAGCAGTTAACAGAACTAAACGCACTACAGATTACGGCAAAGCGTGCAGAACGAATGGGTGTTAAGTGGAAAGTTCTCGAAACTCTAGATCACACACACAAATGGCTTAACGATGTATATCACCCAGCCGTTGAGATTAAACTTACAGAACTTGTTGATGAATGTTCGTATATTATTGACTCACCTTCAAGTAGACAAACTACATCTGTTGAACTCAACAAACTCAAGGAACTTGCATCACTTCAAGAACATGAAAAACTTGTACGAACAGTGATGAATGAGCGAATTGACGATGTTAAACAAATATACACACTTGTTCACGATAAAACAATGATCAAGTTTAAGTACCTCTTTGCTTCAACAAACTTCTACAAGATTCTTGAACCAATGGCTGATAAATTTCTGTTCATGTCTTCAACAATCCTCAATTACAAGGGATTCTGTAACGATCTTGGAATATCACAAGATGAAGCAGCGTTCCTTTCACTACCATCGGAATTTCCTGTTGAGAACCGACCTGTTTACTTCATGCCATCTATGAGAATGAATGTCAACTGGAAAGATCCACAGAATCAAGCAAACAGGAAGGCGATGATTGGAACGATTAAGGGACTACTTGAATTACATAACGACGTTTCAGGAATTATTCATACAGGAAGTTTCGCAATTGCACAATGGTTAATAGATGAACTATCAAACTCTGTTCCTCATGTGATCTTTGAACATAACCCATCAGAACAACGTAGAGACCGTCGAGATGTTATCGACGACTTCAAACACTCAAGTAAACCAGGAGTGCTAATCTCACCAAGTATAACAGAAGGTCTCGATCTTGTCAACGATCTCGCAAGATTCGCAATCTTCGTCAAGGTACCATATGGATTCCTTGGGGACCAATGGATTAAAGCACGAATGGAACTATCAGGTGAATGGTATCAAAGACAAGCACTTGTTGATATGATTCAGGGTGGTGGACGTATTGTCAGATCAAAAGAAGATTGGGGGCACGTGTACATTCTTGATTCAAGTTGGAGCTATTTATATAGTAAAGCCAGTCACATGATTCCAAAATGGTGGAAGCAAGCATACACTGAAGTTTAGTATATTGGATTAGGCTTATCCTTTTCTTGTTCCAATCTTTCCTTAATAAAGTCTGAAATCCGATCTCGTTCCTTTCTAGATAATGTCATCATTTCGTGGTATGATATTGCACCACGCATAAAGTACACGAGAGATATTACACTATCGATCAAGATACCAGCTTCAGCTTGTAGCCGGGCAATATAGGCAGCTCTCTCAGACGGAGCCCGATACCTGAGAGTTAGGAGAAAAAAGTTATCGGGTTTAACGATAAATCGAGTTCTAGTGGTTTTTGACAAGTTTTACATATTACAGTCGACACTGTTTCAGGACCCCAGTTACTATTCCTTTCCATGGCAGTCTGGATTTGACGGGACCAACCTGCACTAATTTGTTCAATCCACTCACGGATCATTTTTGGATCTGTGCAGCCATCTACAGCAGATATTACACTAACTAAAGAATCATAGAACTGATTCTTAATATCATCATCAGTTAGATCCTGTATTCTTTGCACACTTCCTTCCTGCAACATCTTAATTGTTTGACCAAACCTAACAGGAATTATCTCAACCACTTGTTGATTAGGAAGTGTTAATTGATAGTTTGTTGATAGTGTCGTAGGATCAATAATTTTCGCCTGTTGAATAAACGGCGAAATATCTACTACATAGGTGTGAGAAATACTATCACAGTTATGGGTATATGGAATATCAACAGTATTTCCATATGTTACTCGTCTAAGTACGAGAATCAAATAGTCAACATCACGTGCAAATAAATCTAAAGGTTTTAGGATATCGGGAATACATCTTGTAAACACTTCCTGAACCGCATCACCATTGAGAAGTTTATCTGGACTTTTCATCAGAATCTCTTCATATGTGTTCATTGGATACACATGAATCTCACCGTTGTTTACATGTGATGCTAGTTCTCCATTCTTATAAAACATCCCACCAGACGGGAGTCGAACTGTTTCACCGGGAAGTCGAAGGTTTTCTAGAAGTGGATTTGATTTTACTGTTGTTTCCATAATGTCCTCATTTACGTACATGTAAAATTATATATCACGTTGTCTCTATTGGCAGAATACCCACTTTCTCCGTTAACGCCACATGTTATAAATAACCTCAGTAGAGGACTGAAACCATGGCAAATACAATATCAGCAACTGAATTGGCAACGCTGTCGCGCGAGATTAGATCAAATACAAGACTTTTGACTGATACCCTTCATGATGCAGATACGACTATTGGTGCTATTCAGCATCACCTATCGGCAACAGCCAACTCGTTCAAAACAAACAAGATCAACAAACATCTCGACGAACTCGCTGACTCTCTACAGTTAACTGGTGACAAATTTGAAAAGACAGCTCGTGGTACGGCTAAGTACACGCAAGCTTTGAATGCTCTTGCAGGTCAAACAGACATACTTATAGATTCATTTAAAGAGGTTGACACAAACGTCGGTCAGCAAGAACAAATGCTAAGACAACTTGTAAAGTCATACCAGGATGTTGGGGCTAATCTAAGAGATGTAATTCATGTTGGAGAGGATCTTGAAGTAATATTTACACAGCTAGAAAAGGGCGGAAAACTAACTGAAGACCAAGTAATTCGACTTTCTCAGGCTTTTCAAAGTCAAAGTGCTGGCCTTGAAACGCAAGGAAAGAAAATCCGTAAGACCATGGATGACATTGCCACCGATATGAAGTCCGCAGCGACAGCTGTGCATGACGGTATGCTAGAAGGAATGAAATCAGCAGGTGGTTTACCAGGATCAATAGCAGATTCATTTGAAAAGGGTGGCGGTGCTGCAAAGATAGCAAAAGGCATGTCAGCATTGTTCACAAAGACGCTGATTGATGGATTCAGAAAAGCTGGTGAACAGCTTGTTGAATCAGCTAAGTTCTACCAAAAATCTGGTGTGCAGCCATTTTATGAAGCATCAGCAAGACTTCTAATACAAGTTAAGGATCTGCAGGAAATAATGCAGACACAAAAAGATTCTGTTCTTGCTGTTAAGGAAGGTGCTGAAGCGTATGCAATGACACTGAATGATCTTCAAGAACAGACATTCAAAATGGCAGGTAGTGATCCAATCCTTAGTGGAAAACTGGCAGCGGCCGCTTTTAAATTACAGCAACAAACATCATCACACACAAAAACAGTTGGTGAATTAAAAACAGAATCCTCAAGTTATCTGAAGGGAGTCGAACGTCTCTCACATGTTACCAATATGTTGCCAGAACGAATTATTGAACTTGATGAACAACTACTTGAAGATTCAGAGTTCCGGGAAGCAATGTCAAAGGTAACAGAAAAAGACCGAGAACAGGTGCTGGCTAGCATAAAAGCAAGACAAGAGGAATTTGTAATGATTGGTCTTTCATCTCAGAAAGCCCGTGAGCTTGCTGTGAATTTCGAGAAAATGCGTGCACAAACGACGCCTGTTTCAAGAATGAAGTCTGCTCAAATGTTGGCTCTAATTGCAGCTAGGGCTGGGTTACCACCCGGACAAGTTGCCGAAATACAACGACTTGGACGAAAAGCACCAGGTGCAATGTCTGACACAGATAAAGCGCGCTTTATTGAACTGCAAGCAAACGCTGGAAGGGCAATCAAGGAACAAATCGCCGAAGCGAGTAAACGAGGTGATGTTGCAGCAGACCAGAATCAAGTGTTTCTAGATAAGGCTCTTGAAAAAATGCCAACAGCAGACCGAAAATTCTTTGAGGATGTCGCAACAGAAGCAACTATATCAGGAGGAGGAAAGAAGAGTGAGCAGTCTGTACAAAGCCTCAGTAATATTGATGGTACCACTAAAGGTATATTCAATAGAATTGGGGAGATGGGTGCTACACTTGGTGCAATTTTTGGTTGGCTGAAGGGTAATGGATTGGCAGGAATTCTGATTGGTGCAGGTGGACTTATAGCAACAAAGTTTCTTGGTACCATATTTGAAAAGGGACTTGGTGCTTTAGCAACCACATTACTAAAAAGGGCAGGCGTCTCAGTTGCTGGTGGTATTTTGGAGGGAGTAGCTACTACAGGTGCGGCTGCTGGTGGAGGTGCAGGTACTGCCGCCGCTGGAGCCGCAGGTATAGGACTTCTTGGTACCGCCACCGTACTTGCTGCAACTGGAGCTGCTGCCTACTTTGCAACGGATTATGTCATGAAAAAGTCGGGTGGGGCAGATAAGTTATCAGAAATGTTAGCTAGTGAGGCACCTGAAGCAACTGCAAGTATAACTCTTGCTGATATTAACGCAAGGAGAGCCCAGAGAGGGCAACCACCACTAACTGAAAGAGTACCTGGAGAAGGAATCAAACCTGGTACAGCCGCTGCAGCAGCAACATCAGCCACTGGTAAGAGTGACCCAACCGCAGCGATGATAGTTCTTCTAGAACGACTCAATACTACATCAACATCGACCGGAAAAACAATGGAAGAACTTCTCCAGATGTATAAGGATATGGAAAGAATGAAGGTTGCTAAGATTACCGAAGCAACATCACCAGCTCCAGGTAGTGCTCGAGTACTTGCAACATTTTAATTGACCTGTTAAACCCTGTAAGTGACAAATAAATACGTCATATTATAGGGGATATTATATGGAACATATCGCACTTTTCGGATACGGTCTTATTGGTCAGACCGTATATGATTATTTAACAGATCTTGGGTACGATGTTGACATTTATGATCCCAATGTAACAGTACCACACGTCAATCAAACGGACGTAACAGCAAATCCAAAAATTCTCGAAAAACTGGTATCAGCATACGATGGCGTTATTGCTGCAACGCCATACGCTGTCAATCTCAGGATCGCACAAGCTGCAGCTCTGGTTGGGACAGCATATTTTGATCTCACAGAAGACATTGGAATAACGGATGCAATTAGATTGCTGTCTAACGACGCAATTATGATGCCTCAATGCGGACTTGCTCCCGGTGCCGTAAGTATCATAACACACGATCTCGCCGCCAAATTTGATACTGTTCGTGACGCAAAAATACGTGTCGGTGCTCTACCAAGAGCAGCAACAAATGACATTAGATACTATCTATCTTGGTCCTTAGAAGGGTTAGTCAATGAATATATGCAACCGTGCCCTGCAATTGTTAACGGACAACACGTAATGTTGCAGCCTCTAGAAGGACACGAACTATTAGCTCTTGATGGTTGCGAGTATGAAGCGTTCAATACATCTGGTGGAATTGGAACATTATTTGATTCTGTAAAACCAACACGAAGTCTAACATATAAGTCTATCCGTTACAAAGGCCATCGTGATAGAATAGCGTTCCTTATTGATGATTTACAGATGACACAACAAGAAGTCGTTGAACTATTTCGACGTGATGTTCCGTATTGTGATGACGATGTTGTCATTCTATTCGTTGAGGTTACAGGACATATTAAAGGACGGCTGACAACAAAGACATACCTGAAAAAATTCTATAGTGACTTAAAATACACAGCAATTCAAAAGACAACAGCAGCTGGTGCCGTCTCTGTAATTCACTGCTATTTTCGGGGTGTTTTAACAGGACACGGTTATGTTCCTAACGAAGCACTATCGTTTGATAAATTCGTATCAAACAAGTATGGTGCTCTGTATGAAGTAGACTAATGGTAACCAAATCAGTCCGATGATAAATACTTGATCACACAAACTTTAAAGACAACAGTAAATGGCCGGAAAATTAACTAGTTTTTTCAAAATCGTTTCGCCACGTCCTGATACCGTTCTCCAACAGGACAGTCAAGGCGTTGACGGTTCATATGCATCATATGGCAATTACACGTGGTATCAACGTCTCGTTCAAGGTAGTGCAACGCGTCTAACAAGGTATCGTGAATATGATATCATGGATAATGACGTTGAGGTTACAAGAGCACTTGATATCATTGCTGAAGAAATGACAGGGATCAATACAAAGACAAATCTGTATTTTGACATTCATCTCCAGAACACCGAAGGAACCTCACTTGATGATACAACAGTTGCTACACTAAGAGTTGCACTTCGTCATTGGTCAAAGATGCACGACTTTGATCGAAGACTATTCAAGATCGCAAGAAACACCGTAATGTATGGAGACTGTTTCTTCCGTAAATATGGATCAGATAAGAAGTGGGAATGGGTTCCACCACAAAATGTTCTTGCTGCGATCGTTGATGCACAGGATGTAACAAAAATTGTTGGTTATCAAATCCGTACCGATACAAAAATTCCAAGAGGTGCTGGTGGCGTAGGCGTAGGTGCGGTTCCACTTGGACAAAATTATAACACTGAGTATATTGCTGAAACTGATGTTATTAGATTTACTCTAAATGACGATATGTCACATTCTGCGCCCTTTGGAGATTCAGTTCTCCGTAGTGTCTATCGTTCACATAAACAAAAAGAACTACTAGAAGATGCTGTTGTCATCTACCGTATCCAAAGAGCACCAGAACGACGTGTGTTCTATATTGATGTTGGTCGTATGCCACCAGCGCGCGTTAAACAATATCTAGAAGGGATTAAGAACGAGATTAGACAAAAGCGTGTTCCAACATCCATTGGCGGGAAAGATCAGGTTGATTCTGTCTACAATCCGCAATCAATGACCGAAGATTTCTTCTTTGCATCAAGACCAGATGGTCGAGGTGCAAAAGTTGAGACACTTCCTGGTGGTCAGAGTCTTGGTGAACTATCTGACCTTGACTATTTCCAAGCAAAGGTTATGATGGGCCTACGTGTTCCAGTTAGTTGGTTACAAGCAATGCGTGGTGCTAAAGATGTTGTATTCAATGATGGTAAGGTCGGTCTTGCATATATTGAAGAACTTCGCTTTGCTCTATACATCGAAAGACTTCAACGTCACATTGAAATGGTATTCGATGAAGAGTTCAAAAGATTCCTAAGAAATGTCGAGATCAATATTGATCCAGACATATATTCACTAAAGTTAATTCCCCCATCGAATTTCGGTAAGTATCGTCAAGCAGAACTCGATGCAGCTCTACTTACTCAAATCGGAAATGCTGATTCAATTCCTTATTTGTCGAAACAGTTCATTCTCACTAGATTCTTACAACTTTCTGGTGATGAGAAAGCAACCAACGAAATGTTCCTTCGTCAAGAGAAGGGTCTCCAACAAACATTCACAGATGGTGACTATATCAAACTATACGGTGGTGGAGAACAGGGACTTGGCCTCGAAGGTGGTGGCGGAGGTGGCGGAGGTGGAAGCATCTTTGGTGGTGGTGGTCCTCCTCCGGGCGGCGAAGGTGCTCCTGAAGGCGAGGGTCTTGGGGGTGCTCCTGAAGGTGGCGCCGAAGGTGAAACTCTACCTGAACTTCCTGTATAAACCTTATAATCAATATTTCTTGTATTATCACCAGTTTACAAGAAATATTGATCCTTTCGTAAACTAGCCTATAAATAGTATCAAACTGTCTTTAGTGAGAATTTCTCACTCGACATCCTATAACTGGAGAAAATCGATGGACGCAAAAGAACAACTAAAACTCCTTGTTGATGCAACACTGAATGATAATAATGATGCATTCAATACGATTGCACATAGTGTTATCGTCAACAGGGTTCGTGATTTACTTGGGGAAAAGAAAGATTCAGATGCCGCTGCTGAAAAGATGGAAGACAAGGCTGTCAAACTTCTTCAAAAAGCACAAAAGATGGAAAAAGCCAACGTAAAGAAGGACTAAGTAATGAAACTACTAATCGAAGAACTTACCCCAACAGAATGTAACATTATTACCGAAGCGTCACGTGATGGTAAGAGTTGCTACCTTTCTGGAATTCTCATGCAAGGTGCAATTGAGAACCGCAACAAGCGTAAGTATCCTGTGACAGAAATTGCACGTGCTGTTACAGAGGCGTACGCAAGGATCAAAGAGTGCAATGGAATCTTCGGTGAACTTGACCATCCACAAACACTTAACATTAACCTAGACCGTATCTCACACGCTATCAAAGAAATCCGCATGGAGGGGAGCAACGCAGTTGGTCGTCTTCAAATTCTTGATACCCCATCAGGAAGAATTGCTCGTACGTTGATTGAGAGTGGTGTTCGTCTTGGTGTTAGCTCACGTGGAGCTGGAAACGTTAAGGACGATGGTGAAGTTGAAGGATTCTCGTTTGTTACAATTGATATTGTTGCTACACCGTCAGCACCAGGTGCTATGCCACAAAGTGTGTTTGAATCACTTCAGAACGCAAAAAATGGGAATAGAATCATGACACTTGCTGAGGAGATTCGTGACGATCCAAAAGCACAGAAGCACCTTGTAACCGAAATTAAGATGTTCCTTAAGAACGATCTTAGAAAAAAGTAAAACGTACCAACATTTGGTAACGTATTGATTTTAAACAGATTTTAACAAACAAAACCGAAAAACCTTGTGAAATTACAAGAGGTTATAAATAATTACTGAATCTATTAAGGAGATCGAAATGGATGAGATTTTGAAGAAACTGCTTGAGGCTGATATCCTCTCAGAAGATTCCAAAAAAGAACTTGAAGAAGCATTTAATGCACACCTTCAAGAAGCAGTTGCAGTTGCACGCAAAGAAACAGAAGACACCGTTCGAGTCGAACTGACTGAACAATGGGTCAAAGAAAAAGACGTCCTCGTTGAAGCAATCGATGAGAAACTAAATGAAATCCTTAGTGCAGAAATTGCTGAACTAAAGGAAGACATTTCTGCATACAAAGATCTACAAACAGAATATGCAAAGAAACTGACAGAAGCAAAGTCGCAGATGGCAGAAGAAGTTCAAAACGATCTAGTCCAGCTTGTTGAAAAGCTTGATTCGTTCCTTGAAGTTCGAATTGCAGCAGAATTTGCAGAACTTAAAGATGATGTTATGGAAGCACGTGAACTTAACCTCGGCCGTAGAATGGTCGAAGCATTCAAGGAAGAATATCGTCAATACTTCGTTGATGCTGATGATGTTGAGGGACAGCTTCGTGAAACACAAGAACAAAATGTAGAACTTTCCAAGAGACTTGAGCAAGAGGCAACAGCTCGTGCTGGCCTAGAGCGTCAAATCAAGATGGGTGAAGTTCTCAAACCACTCGGTGGTCAACCACGAGAGGTTATGGAGCAAATTCTACAAACCGTTCCAACAAAACGGCTTGAAGAAGCATACAAGGCCTTTATCGGTCGTGTATTGAAGCAAACACAGGTTAATGAAGGCAAGGAACACACTTCAGAGAAGGAAACTAAAGTACTAGCTGAGGGGTCCAAAAAAGTAGCAACCAAATTAACTGAAGGTTCTGGCATTGTCAAAACAGGTAATTACGAAACACTAACAGAGAGTGATGTTGAGGAAAAAGAACCACAAGCACACATCGTCAGTGATTATGTACGCCTCGCAGGCATGCAAATTTAACAAACGTTCGATTACAGCTTAAAGGAGCTAGTTAAAATGAATGAACTTGTAGAAAAATGGGGTGAAATTAAGGGAGCCCTCCTTGAAGGTCTTACCCCCGAAAAGAAAAAGATCGTAGACGTCCTTCTGGAAAACCAGAAGAATCACGTCCTTGGTGAATCCGCAGTTTCTGGATCCACCGATACTACAGCAATTGCAGGTTTTAGAAAAATTCTGATTCCGATGATTCGCCGTATTATCCCAGGCTCAATTGCAACAGAACTCGTTGGTGTTCAGCCAATGACAGGTCCAGTTGGACTTGTTTATTCCCTTCGTTACAAATATAACCAAGACGTTCCAGGTGGTTCTATTGCAGCATGGGATACACCATCAGGCGCAATCGTAACAGCAACCGACAGCGAAGCATTCGGTAACGTCAATGCACTACGTAGATTCTATTCCGGTTCAGCTGGTACAGGAACAGTAGCTGATGATCAAACTGCAGGTTCTGGTGGTTTTGCTCCAGATGGTAACGACGGTTCATCGTTCGATCCAGATATTGACAATACACTAGCAGCAGGTTACGCATGGCGTGCTAACGCAGGTTTCACATCAACATTCCAAGCAACATCTGGTGCATCCGCTCTTAACGGCGTTGCAGTTGGTGGTACAACCTTTGGTGGTGGCGGTGGT